ATGTTGGACCGGTCTTCTGGTACGGGTAACTCTGGATCTTCAACGACAGTCATGATATACCCAGAGGTAACCACGGAGCCGTTCAGAGGTACTACCTTAACAGTACATTTTAGCCAGTCTATGCGTTGGAAAGCATCTGCTAAAATGCCCAACCGCCTACAGGATTGTGGGTTGATAAGTTTGTTGAAAATCGTCTCACCAGCATCTGTTGCTGTAGTATTGACAACTTGCATAACCTCCTCACCCTCAACCGTGTAGCTTTGACTTGATTGGGGACTGGTTGACTTGTTGTTGACCCCTGTTGGCAAGAGAGGATTTTGTGACACTGCTTGCCCAGTTTGTGTGCGTTTTCTACGTGCTGGTTGTTGTTTGCTAATGCGCATGTTTTGCATTGCTGCTAACATAGGCAATAAAGCGGTAGCACTCTGCCTTACAGTTCTAGACTTCTTGATGACATTCTTTGATGGAGCCATACTAGAAGCACGCAAATGGCTGCTCCTCTGAGCCGATGACAAATGGCTCTTTAAACTGTAAAACTTCAAGATCCTCCTGTTCTTGTGGAGTGATCCCCCATGCTTGCCAATAAGACAGTCTGGTACGCACACTTGGGGTAATTATCTTAGCCCGACCAGGTTTGAATTGCATCTTATTAGCTTGATGATGTTGACTTGTCACTTTGTAAACACCACCATTCTTTGACAGCTGTTCACCAATATATTGTTCAACCGGTAAACCACAACCAACTGACATCATGCAGAGTCCAACCGAGTAGACATAGTTACGCTTGTATTTATCACCATATCTACCGATAAGCCATGGAAGGCGCGATATCATGCGCATTGGATTCCTAACCATTGTGTAACCATCACCATCCCAGACTGGTCTACACTGACAGAACTCAATTTCCTCCATCTGCTTAGCTACACTATCCAATTTTGTTACCATGCCGAACTGGTTATACATGGCCGGTGTCAACCGGTTTACATTGGATCTATCTGTGATTACTAAATAATCATCACCATCAAAATACAAACAAGCTTTAATCTTCAAATGTTCCAACAGTGCAACTGTCATAGCATAATTAATTAAGCTGTTACCTAATCCGGTATTTTGATCGCCCGACATTCTCGTTGCGGGTGTGTAGTAAGTGGTGCCATTCTTTGTGACACCAAAGTTGTGTTTCTGCATGCGTAGTAGCTTCGCAAATTCCTTAGAACCATTACATGCACGGTAGAAACCATGCTCCACTTCCAAAAGATCTGCGTTGACATGGGAGTCAAATTTTGAGTGATCCAGAGACAAAACAACAGGATGTTTAAAATAGTCAAATTTTGCCTGGATATCCCTACCACGTTGTGTGTGATTTCTCGATTTTGCAAAAATCGCTGTCCCACTAGAGTCCTTCCACGTGTAACAATATTCCTCAATCGGAATTAGTCTACTCGCAAGTGGCAAACAATAACGCTTGTTGCGATACTGAATGCACCTGGGAGCGCCAATCTCATCCTTATGGTACTTGTCATCCTTCAAAAACATTCTCACACGTCCATCTTTGTATGAAAGGGGTTTAACCCACAAAGACTCCCTCGCTTGCTCTAGCAGTTTCTTCTTCCCACTGCGTGCATGGCTTATGACTGTGTCATAAGATACAGCAGGAATGTGTTTAGCTTTTCTCTTTAACACTCCCAATAGATCTAACTGCGTGTTGTAGGAATGACCATCATCTAATTGATGGCGGTTTTTGAGAGCTATCAACTCATTGCAGGTACACGATTTATGTGTCCAGACATTATTGGTGTCCAGTCCTTGGAAATTGAACAATTTTTCCAAAACCCTGCTGCAACCACTACAGTGCTTACCCTTGACGCTTACCCAACTATTTGCAAGCACCCGATTGTTAATGGGTGCTCCACGCATGCAAACAGCTGGAAGGGTGGCACTGGCCTAGGCCTTAGTTAATTGATGACCTTTCTTCCCAAACCAACTCCATGTGTTGCCCACGAAGCCGGTGGTTAGGAGCTTATTTTGCTTCCTAATTGCATCAAGAGCCTCTGGGTTCTTGAGAGCCTGTCTAAACTCCTGTTCCATGTACGGTACAAACATAGCTGCCGTAACAACCTCTATTGACATATCATAACGCATTTTAGCAGTCATGTTAGTCAAATCAAAGTCTCTTAGGAATTTGTCCAACTTAGCTTTCATCGACTGGGCAGTCTTCTCAGTTCTTTCAACAAAGGCAAACTCATTAACAAGGTAATAGTAACATTCCTCATTAACATCCTTCCACTGAACCTTCCTCATGCGTGATTTGCCACTGATAACCCTACGACTGACAGTGATGCTCGGCTTTGGATCAAAGATTGGACTCTCTGAAGCCTTGATGTCGGCAACGGCTTTTGTTGCCTGGAGACTTGCTCCCTTGTGCACAGGCCCGTCTCTTAAAGGCTTGGCATCCGCTGGCTTAGGAGCAGGTGTATCCGGATCTACCTGGACAGCTACTGAAGCTTTCACAACGGTAGCAAAAGATTCCGGTCCACTCAACTTGGAAGCCGCTGGGGTGCGCTGCGAAAACTTTGCCACCCCTGTTTGTGGCTGTAGAACCACACTCTGGACACTTTCGTGTCGACTCCCAAGCTTGCCAGAGACGGCGTTCTTTTTCGAACGCTCCGATGACCTTGGCTGGAGGCTTAACCGCTTGCTGCCACGCGCTGTAGTGTTCTTTTCCTTGTGCGTAGTGCTCATGGTTTCTTCTGACCTGGCGGTTAAAATCTTTCCGCCTCTTCCTACCCTCAACCAGCCCTTCCCTGGATTCGCCAACTCGCGTAGTGCTCTCAACTCTCGTTCCATCTTCTTCACAAGAGTCTCCAACCGATTGCACTCGCTCTTCCAGCTTTTCCCGGCAGCAGGGTGCTGACGCCTGTTGCGGTGCCCTTTTGGGCTCACTGGTTGCTGATTCACAGCTTCACCCTTATTGGGTCTTCCCGTAGCGTTTGTTCGGATGGGTGCCCGGGGTCTAGCACCACTCACCTTAGGCTTGGAGGCAGGAAACGCCTTTTTAGAGGTCTCTGCTTGCACCTCAACCTTCTTACCCTTGGTGACGCGACTGTTTGTCGCGGAGCTCGCTGCTCTAGCCATGGGTCCAGAAACTGGTTGCCCTTTAGCACTGGCTTGCGCTAGCATGGATGACTTTGCA